TCTGAAAAGACAAAACTTGAAAAAGAAAGAGAATTCATATATAATATAATTAACAATGAGAATGAGTTCAATGCTCAACTCATTAAAGGATGGCGAGAAGTCGCAAACAAATTTGGCGATGCCCGCCGCACTCAAATTCTTAACATCTCAAAGGATGACGAAGAACCTACTGAAACGCAGGAACTTTTAATTAATCTATCCAATCAAAACAATATCTACGTCACAACAACTTCAACTTTGTACTCACAAAGACGCGGTGGTGTAGGTAACAAATTCAAAATGAGTAAAGGAGAATATGTAATAGCAACGGCATCGGGTACTAATCTTGATACCCTACTTCTCTTCTCCAACCTCGGAAATTGCTACCACCTAACTCCATCCGAGTTATCTTTCGAACAGGTGATTCCAATCGAAAGCATCGTGGAAATAGGCGCGCACGAAAAAATCGAAGAACTCGTATTTCTCAACAAAAAGAAACAAAAAGAACACATAATCTTCTTCACACGCAAGGGGATATTAAAGAAAAGTAAGTTATCAGAGTATAACATCAAACGTAAAGGTGGTGTTAAGGCTCTAAACTTGGATACCAACGATGAAATAGTGTCAATTCTTTTTGTGAATGACGAACGAGTCGGTATGATGACTGCGCGCGGCCAATTTGTAGTATGTGAAACAAAGGATGTGCGACCAATCGGCCGCGCAGCAAGGGGCGTTAAGGGAATTACTCTTAACGAAGGAGACGAACTCGTATGCGCGAAGGCTATTCCAGCCAACACCAAAGAGTTCCTCACAATAAGTGAAAAGGGTTATATAAAACGCACTACTGCAAAAGACATTTCCGTAACTGGACGAGCAACAAAAGGCAGCAAAATCCACTCCCTCAACAATTCTGACGATAGATTAATTTCGTTCACTCCAATAACTAACGAGCAAGAAACAATAGTGGTGTCTTCAAACGCACAAATTAAAATTAACCTAAACGAAATCAATTTGCTTTCAAAAGGTGCTCAAGGCGCCAAATCAATGAAACTATCCAACGCAAAAGTCATTGGTTTATTGGTCGTGTAGTCAGAGAGTCAAAATTTGAGTTTATTTAAAAAATTTGATATAATATCTATAGAAAGTTAAGGAAAACTTTCGCACAAACACATTCATTAAAAGTATTTTTACACAAGGAGATTAAAGAATTATGAAGCTTACAGAAAAGAGTAATGAAGTATTTGAGTATGTAAAGGGCAACGGTGGAAAGGTATCCATTCCTGAGCTTGCACAGGCACTTGACAGAACAGAGCGTTCGGTTGGCGCTAACGTAACTGACCTCACAAAGAAAGGTCTCGCCATCAGAGAGAAGGTCGAGGTTGAGGGCGCTGATAAGCCGATTACATACGTAGTTCTGACAGACGAAGGCAAGACATTTGTTCCTAGCGAGGACGAGGAGTAATTAAATAGGAGGGTTGAAACAAACCCTCCATTATTTATTCTTTAAACGAACTAACTAAACAGAACTAAACAAACAGGAGAAAATTAAATGTTAAGACAAGCAGAAAACAGAACGAAGATAGAGGGTATCCTCGCAGAAATCGACATTAAGCCAGGTTCATTCTCGAAGAATGGACAGATGGTAGAGTCCATCGGTGGTTCTATCATCGTTAAGGTAGTTCAGAAAATTAGCGGAGAAGAAAAGGAACTGGCAATTCCAGTTCATATGTTTGCTTCGAAGCTGACAAATAAGGGCACTCCTAATCCGGCTTATGAGTCCATTAAGAAAATTGCAGATGAGTATGTTAGCATTGCGCAGTCTGACAATGGCGAAGAAGGCGCAGACAGAGTTCGCATCACAAATGGTTCTGTCCGTATGAACGAGTATTATAGCCAGGATGGTAGACTTATCTCCTTCCCGCGTGTTAATGCATCGTTTGTAACTCGCATTAATAAGTCCGATTGCAAGCCAGAAGCAACATACACTGCAGAGTTTGTAGTTGCAAACAAGAGTGAAGAAATCGGTCAGAATGGTGACCCAACTGGCAGATATAGAATCGATGCAATCATCCCGCAGTATGGTGGTAAGGTTGATGTGGTTCCAATGTTCGCACAGAGCGAAGGTGTCATCAGCGCAGTATCCACATATTGGGAGATTGGTGATACAGTAAAGGCGAATGGTAGACTTGACTTTTCTGCAACAACAGAGACAATTATCGAAGAAGTTGACTTCGGTGAGCCAATCGAAAAGACAAGAACTATCAATAGGTCTGACCTCATCATCACCGGTGGTTCACAGGTTCCGCTTGAAGGTGACCTTGCATTTGATAATGCAGAGATTCAGAACGCACTTGCTGAAAGAAAGATTAGACTTGAGAAGCAGAAGGACAAGGATATGTCCCGTGCTGCTTCCAAGCAGACACCGCCGCAGAAAACAAACAACGGATTCATGGACCTTGGATTTTAAGGAGGTAGGCTTCAATGGCAACAATGGGAAGAGGAGTAGTTGACATACTCACCATTGAGCCTACGGTTATTTCTAGAGATTTGAAAGGTAAGTATTTACTATTATATGGTAAGCCGAAAACGGGAAAGACCACCATGGCTTCCCGTTTTCCTAAAAACCTTTTAATTGCCTTTGAAAAAGGTTATAATGCCATTGATGGAATTAAGGCGGTTGATATTAATAAATGGTCAGAGTTTCGTCAGGTATTAAAGCAATTAGAAAAGCCAGAAGCTCAAGCCATGTATGATACGATTACAATTGATACGACAACAATTGCATATGAAATGTGTGAACAATTCGTATGCGGCCAGAATGGAGTACAATCTATTCGTGATATTCCTTGGGGACAGGGTTGGACTTTAGTTAAAAAAGAGTTTGAGTCGTGTTTAAGAAAAATAACAATGCTTGGATATGGTCTTGTTCTTATTTCACACATCGAAACAAGAAAAGAGAAAACTGCAGATGATAGCGAGATTGAAATTCTTGCCCCATCAATGCCAAAGCGTTGCTATGAAGTTGTCAATCAAATTGTAGATATTATCGGCTATATTGCTACTGAATGGGATGAAGATGGTAACAGCCACAGATGGTTGTATACTAGACAGACGCCTACTGTTATGGCGGGCAGTCGATTCCCATATCTCGCGCCGAAGATTAAACTTGGATATGATGAGTTAGTCGCAGCGATAAACGAAGCTATTGATAAGCAGAGAGATTTAGACGGCGCTACAGTAGTTGATAAGTTAGAAAAGAAACAGGAAGAAGAGCTTTCCTTCGCAGAAATACGTGATGAAGCTTCAAAGTTATGGGCAAAGCTTGTAAATGAAGATACTGCAAATGCAGAACGTATTTTGAAAAAGGTTGAGATTATATTTGGTAGAAAACTAAAGTTGAGTGAAATCACGGAAGACCAGAAGGAACCTTTCTTCCTTGTTCTCCTTGAAATGAGAGACATGGCACAG